CGGTATTCATTTACCTCTGGATATGCTGAATAGGGGGCGTATGGAAACACCCTCTGCGTCATCATATTGATTTCGAGCTGCGAAAGCGTCTGCTCCTTAAAAAGATTGGCGACGTATCGAAGCGGATAGAGCGATTTCCATTCGCGTTTGCTTATTCCCTGTGCCATAGCTTAGATGTATTTTTGGTTGTTAAGACAGAGCAGGCGGGGCTGAATCTGCTCGATGGTAACTCCGCACCACTGCCAGCCCGTAATCAGCGGGGGATAGGTACTCCACGACACGGTGTCGAGCTTCATGCCGCGCCATGCCTGCCGTTCATCCTTCGTGATGGGGAAGAAATGCTCATCACCGCTTTTTCCTACAACGGTCAGTCCGTTAGCACCTTTGCTGGCAGCGGCCTGCATGCTTTCAAGGAAGATGATCAAGTCCTGCACCAGTTCGTCGGTGTCGTAGCGGGCATCGGTGGCGGCCAGCTCGTCGGTCACGTCGTTTTTCTCAGGGTCGTTCACCTGCTTCACGAAGAAGTAGATGAAGTGGCGATAGGTGGTGAACTTGGGGTTCTGCTCCATATCGGCGTTGACGTGCGTGGCATAAGCCATACACGGCGACGGCTGAGTGTTGTGGTTGCGGATGAAGTACGACTGCTGGTCAATCATGCCTGTGCGGAAGAACGTCTTGTGCTCCGCACCGGCGGCGGGGTCGTGCTGCAAGGGCTCGTAGAACTCTGCCCATTTCTCTAATACGTTGTCAAGTCTAAACATTGTGTTGATGTGTTATTATGTACGATGTACCGATGTACTATGTACTATTTGTTTTCAACGTCAAAGATAATGCGATGACGATGACGATTTGGGACAAACGAAGTGCGGGCTACACCTTTATATATTAAAATATTTCTCAAAATCTTTTTTGTACGCAAAGACGCGAAGACACGAAGAGTTTTAATTGTGCATTGTGCATTATGAATTGCGCATTGCCACATCAACACGAAATGTTGATGCAGTGTGCATCGAGAGTTAAATTTTAATAATTAAACTACATAAAGCGTTGTTATAAGAAACATATTGTGTAACTTTGCAGAGGAATTTTGAATGGCGGCGATAGTCCGCTGACGAGTGATAATAATTGATTTAAGTTACAATACTAATTATGATAAATAGTGAGGACAATGAATTACCGTATCATTGGCACGGACGGGACGGAGCTTGACCGCCGGTCGTGGCCCGGCCACCGCTGGCTGCAGGCCGCGCTGTTGGAGGACTACTGCGAAGACCACGACTACGAGATAGTCAGGACGCGCCCCAACAGCATGTTCACGGAGATTACGGTGACGGTGAAGGACAAAAATAACTGAAAACAAATGGCGATATGCGAACAATACTTTTATCACACAACAAGACGGCGTACCAGAAGGTGATGCGTGCCTTCGAGACGAGCGACCGAACGTGCGTGGTTCACCCGACGGGTACGGGCAAGTCGTACCTGATAGCCGCCGTCAGCGAGAGTTTCAAGAAAGTGCTGATACTCGGACCGAACACGTTTGTGCTCGACCAGGTGCATAGCGTGCTGAAGTGGCGCAAGCGGGGTGTGGAGTATATGACATACCAGACACTGAACCTGACAGAGAACCCGCATACGGACTACGACCTGATTTGTATCGACGAGTTCCATCGAGCCGGTGCTCCCGAGTGGGGCGCTGCCGTTGACCGCCTGCTGGAGTTGAACACCGAGGCCAAGGTGTTCGGCACGACCGCCACACATATTAGATATCTCGACAACGAGCGCAATATGGCTGACGAGCTTTTCCACGGCAATATCGCCTCGCACATTACCATTGCAGAGGCATGGACGATTTACAACATTCTACCCATACCTCGCTATGTCAGCGGACTGTTCCGCTGGGACAAGACCGTCGGCGAGGCACAGGAGCGCATCGAGCGCAGTCGCAGTCTGAGCGACAAGGAGAAGCGCGAGCGCATCTTCCGACTGAGCAATGCGAAACTGCGCTGGGAGCTGTCGTATGGTATGCCGACTATCCTGAAGAAGCACTTAGACAAGGATGCCCGCCGCGTCATCGTGTTCTGCGGCAACATCGAGAGCCTGGAGCAGATGCGCGACGAGGTAGTGGACTGGTTCCGCGAGGCAGGCTTCACGATTGCCAGCACCTGCATCATGCACAGCGACCTAACCGACCACGAGCAGCGCGATCAGATGGACCGTTTTGAGGATGACACCGACGGCAAGGGCGTGAAGCTGATGTTCTCGGTGAATATGCTCAACGAGGGCATCCACGTGCCCAACGTCAATGCCGTGCTGATGCTGCGCACCACCAGCAGCCGTATCATCTACATGCAGCAGATGGGTCGCTGTCTGACAACCGCCAATACCGAGAAGCCGCTGGTGCTCGACATGGTGGACAACATCACCACCACGACGGCCATCAAGGACATTGCCGACGAGTTTGACGCAATAGAGATACCGCAGGCAGAGCGCGAAGGCCGAGAACCCCGCAAGTTCGAGGTGAAGGACTATACACTGGGGGTCCGTGACCTGATAGAGAAACTGGTACCAGGACCTGTCGAGTCCGTTCCTTTTAAAGAACGCATAGCCAAGGCGACTGCTTTTTGCGAGAAACACAAGCGGACACCGATTCCAATGGACGGAAAGGAAGATTTCTTAAACTGGCGATTGCTGAGGGAGTATTACAGCGATGACCAGCAAGTAATAGCCCTGAGAGAAAAATATATGCACACCCCTATATCCCGTGAAGAGAAGATTGCCAAGATGCAGGAATACACATCTAAGCATGGCAGCAGGCCACAATCTTCCGATAAGGAGAATTATCCGATATGGGAGTTTATTCTTTATCAGTGCAAGAATGACCCGAGAGTTATTGAGATGGTAGAGAAATACGGAGTCAAATATCTGGGGTTGGATGGACAAATTGCCTTGATGCAGAAGTTTACCGCAAAGCATGGTCGCAGGCCAATGAAATCAGAGAAAGAAGAATACCGTATATGGACACAGATGCTCAACAAAAAAAGTAAAGACCCCCGCGTCATAGAGTTAAAGAAAAAATATGGAAGGACGGATCTTAGCAAGGAAGAAAAAATCTTGATGATGCAGAAGTACACTCAAGAGCACGGATGCCGCCCGCCAAGCTCTGACGAGAAGTTGGATAGAATATGGAAAACCGTACTGCTTGTAAGAAACGAAGACCCACGTGCGATGGAGATGTATAAGAAGTTTGGCAAGAAAACTGTCAGCAAGGAGGAGAAGATTATCCTGATGCAGAAGTTTACTGCAGAACATGGCCGTCGTCCTTTTCCGTCAGAGAAGACCGAATATCAGTATTGGGTGTTGATGGTCCATCGGAGTAAAAGCGACCCGCGTGTCAAAGAAATGAGAGAGAAATATTGCAGAACAACGACTAATAATATATAAAAAAGTATCGACAACAATGAGCAAAACATTAAAAATATTATCCCGCCCAAAGGGCAACGCCGAGGAGTACGGACGCTGGGCGGTGAACCCCTACAAGGGATGCTCGCACAACTGTGCCTACTGCTACCTGAAAAAGGGCGTATGGGCAAATGGCTTGGGCGGCGACACGGTGCAGTTGAAGTCAGGCGTGGTCAACGACGAACACGCCTACCACCTGGCGATAGCCGAGATCATCGAGCACCACGACGAGATTATCCGCGACGGTGGGCTGTTTATGACGTTCACCAGCGATCCGTATCTGCCGGAAACACGCGGGTTGACATCACGTATCGTTAGAGAGTGCATACAAAAATACAAGGTGCCAGTAACCCTCTTGACGAAGCGTACCGACTTCTTGCCGATTGCCGAGCACCGTCTGAGGTTTGAGGACGTCGAACGATGCAAGGACTGGTCACTGTCAGTCGGTCTCTTTGCAAAAGAGTGGGAAACGCTGAACAAATTACTCGCTACAGGATTTACCTTGACTGGTCACGACGAACTGGAGCCTAATGCTTCGCCAAACGCAGACCGCATTAAGGCAATGCGCTTTCTGAACGAACTGAAATTGAACGTCTGGGCGAGCATCGAGCCGGTCATCGACTTCTCCTCTTCGCTCAACATGATATACCAGGCACTGGACGCAGGCTGTCAGCACTTCAAAATCGGACTGCTGACGAACAACACCCGCGTGGTTCGCAAGGACTTCCAGATAGGCGAGCACCAGTTCAAGGCTTACGACGTGCGCGACCTCCTGCACTTCATCGAAGACGTGATGCGGATAACCGACGGCAAGGCAACGGTGTATTGGAAGCAGAGCGTGCGCGACCTGCTGGGCGAGGAGCTGGAGTGGCACATCGACATTGACCCGCACTCAGTGGATAAGGACTGGAGCATGTTTAATAACAAATAAGTGATTTATGCCAGACGATAGACTGAAACACATGGCGTTTATGGCCGACAAGGAGAAGCGCGTCATGGAACAGACGAGACTCTTCAACGACCCACGCAGGAAAGAACGGCTGGCACGGCAGCAGGGCTACGACGAAGGTTACGAAGACGGATGGAACGCAGCCATGAGATGCTTGAGAAACTTGAATTAAATACGAAACGACATGGAAAATATGAATGAAGAAAGAAAGGTGCTGACGGCACTGCGCAAGGCGATGGCGACCTGCAACGGCGTGAACGATACGGTGGCGATGCTGTATGGGGCCAACGATTCACTGGCTTCGGCTTCGGCATTTGTGGGCGACGGCGATGTGCTGTGTGCGACGCTGGTGGCGGTGTTGAACCATGTGGGCGAGGGGCGTGCTACCCCTGCGGAAATGGCGATAACCAGAGCGGTGCTGATAGCCGTGGCAGCTGCCGACGAGCAGCACAAGGGTGCCTTGCAGGCTGCTATGGACGGCTATCGCGACCAGCTGCTGTCGGGCAAGTTGGTGCTGAGAAAGTTTGGTGAGGAGTAGGCGTATGGTTGAAGTAAGAAATGCAAAGGGTGACGTGGTGAACATCTATCACGGACTGATGGACGACGGCAAGCGCATATCGAAACGGTGGATCAAGCGTTGGCGCATGTTCGGTCTGACGATTGCCGTGAGCAACTGTCGGGTGAAGATGCGTGAGCCGTCGAAGATGCGCTGGCAATATGCCGACGACGGGCACGGGACGAGTCCGATGAAGAAGCTGAAGCGCACTGCGTACAGCCGTACCGATGGACGCTGCGAGATTTGCGGCAAGTCCATCGACTACAAGTATTCACAACTGCACCACATATTGCCGTACTCCCGTATGGGTCAGTTTGCGACCGACGAGCGCAATGTTTTGCTGCTCTGCCACGAGTGTCATCAAGAGATACACAGCAATCCGCTGAAGCAGGTGGAGATGATGCAGAAGAAGGCCGATGAACTTGGCGTGGACTTAAAGGACTTTTATGACTATGGCGAAAAAACTGATAACGGTTGATCAGGCGCGTCTGGAGGCATACCTCGCCCGCTTCTGCGGGAACTACTACAAGATGGATAGCGGCAAGGTTATCTGCAGCAAGCGACGTCCCGACGGGTGCAACATCGACCACATTGACAAGATTGTGTATAACTGTCCGCACGACTGCCCGCATCTGTCGGAAAGCAAGTGGCAACCCTGCAAGGCGGGGCAGTGCAGCTTTGTGAAGAACGCCATCAAGGAAATAACCAAAGAGGACTGACGTATGAGGAACTACCGTGACCTGACCGACGAGGAGCTTGCCGAGCTGGAGCGGCTGTACCCTGTCACCACCAACCGTGAGTTGAGCAGGCAGTTTGACATCAGCATTGACGCTATACGCGACAGTCTGGCACGTCCCCGTGGTTGGAAGAAAGACCGCAAGGCAGTGCTGATAGGAAACCGCAACGGCAAGACGCTGACGGAAGACGAGGTGCAGTGGGTTGTACAGCACTACAAGCACACCAAGAACGAGGACATTTTGCGGAAGTTTGGCATTGGTGAGTGTCAGCTGCATCGTTTAGCCCGTAGATACGGGTTAAAGAAGAGTAGGCAGTTTTTGAAGAAAGTAAGGTCAGAGAACTACGTCATTTCAGAGATTGTGCGTCAGGAGTACGGTCTTGACTCCCAGCGTGCCGAGAATGCCCGTCGTCAGTGGGCCGAGCGCAAGGCCAGCGGTCTTCCCCACAACGTCGGTTTCAAGAAGGGCGAGTCGAACAAGACCCGTTTCGGTGAGGAGCGTTTTGCTGAGATAATAGCCAAGGCCCGTGCGTCGAGGAACGAGACCATCCGCAAGGACAAGATGCGTATCAGGTGGGGTTTGCCTCAGAAGTCGAAGCTGAAGCTCGTGTCAGGCGGCAGCAAGCGGTCGTCGTACAAGCACCTGTTCAAGAAGCGCAATTACATTGTGGGGTACGGTTCCACCGACATTTACTACGACGAGCATACCGCCCGCAGCGCGACGTTGGAGGCCAATGCTCATAAGTACGGGTTGACCGTTATGGCGGCGGAGGAAGATTGAGATGATAAATAAAGAAATACTAATCAAATGGCAAAGAAAGAATTAAGATGAATAAGAGAGTTGAGCATCCCAAACATTACAACAGTCATCCCAACGGGATAGAGTGCATCGACATTATCCGTCACTATACCTGCGACATTGCCAATGCCATCAAGTACCTGTGGCGGGCAGGACTGAAACCCGAAATGGGTATGGAAGATGCCGAGAAAGAGATAGAGGACTTGAAGAAGGCGTTGTGGTATATCGAGGACTATAAGAAGCACGTCAACAAGCACTCTATTTACACAACATGCAAGGCTCCGAAAGAATCGGAATATACAGACAAGGAAATATGCGAGTTTCAGATACAGGTATTGTCTGGACATTTGATTGGCGACATAACAAAAGGCTATGACAAGGCAGTAGCGACAGCGATGCACTATCTACTGCAGGTCGGTGTTATCAGCGAAGAAGGGAAAATCTTCATGCCTCGCACATGGCGATATATGCTTGACGAAGCCAGCAAAGCCATCCGGCAGCGCATTCTCGACATTCAGTATTTAAGTAAGTCACAGTGGAAGCCAAGTGATGAGCAGATGTTAGCAATAAATACTGCTATCAATGTCATTGGAAAAGGCACTCTTACAGGAAAGCTCCTAATAGAATTATGTGAAGATTTAAAGAAACTAAGGTAAAGGCGATATGGATTATTTACCTATTTTCATTCGGCTTGACGAGATAAAAGAGTTCCCGTCAGAGGCCGACCACATTCTTCAGGCGGCTGGCTGCAAGTCAGTATTGGTTAAGGTGCGTGGCTACTGCTGCGACCAAATTACTGCACGCATTACTGCGGAAGATCAAGGACCCGCTGGCGGATTTGCAACGAGGTTTCTGCACGATGTTACGCTCCAGTTTGAGGGCTATCACGACGACTTTCTTGACATCAACAAGAGGATTTACGACAACGAAGGCCATGAGCCAAAGTATATCGTGCTATTCCCGACGGGGAATGGAAAGTTCGGGCAGATTATTGGCGCACAACTCGGCTACATCACCGACGTAAGGAAGTCCATTAGTCCGTTTGACTACGACCATACGCTGTGTCACTACAGCTTCAAGTACAAATTCCCTACATTGCCGAATTTCCCTGCTGACGTTACGTTGGATAAGGTCACGGCAATGGAGTTATTGGATTATCTATATAAAAGTTAAAAGGCGATATGACAGACGATGAGAAAAGAGAGCAGGTGATTCAGAACATCACCGAGATGCTGCAACACAACCCGTTTACATTTGAGTTCAAGGTGAAGAAGAAGCCTGCGGGCATCAAGGTCATCATCGAGGTGACGCAGGAACAAATGGACCGTGTGACGAAACAAGTGATTAACAAAAGTAGTAAGATAACAAAAGCATAACCGAATATGGCAAACGACAAAATGACAAAGACTGAGGTGGCGACGATGCTGAAAGAGGCACTGGAGCCGTTCTGCGAGACACTGAAAGACCTGCGGCCTGCCCTGGCACACCCGTTCAGGCAAGAGGACTGCGTGATGGCAAGCGACGGACACATTCTCATCGCTATCAAGGCGAAGGAGGCGGGTGTCAGCATCAGCAAGTTCAAGGAGATGACCGACTTCAATGCCCGCAAGGTGATACCGCAGGTGGGTTTTGAGGATTTGCTGCAGGCCCGCATCGTTGAACGCAGCGATTTGCTTGCGGCCATTGACGAAATGAAGCGGCTGGAGAAGGAACGGCAGCAGGTGATAGCCGCCGACGTGCTGGGTGTATGGCTGTCAATGAATACTCTATCGCGCATCGAGGTGGCCTTGCGCATCTGCGGTGCCGAGGCGGCGCAGCTGGTATGGCACAAGGACGATAAGGTGGTGGTGCAGCTTTACAATGCGAAGGGCGAGGCGTGCGTCACGATACTCTCGATGGGTTTCAAACCAAAAGATGCCCACGTCATTGCCCTCCCCACCCATGATGACGACGACCGCTGCTCCGTGGCGATTGACTGGCAGAAGGGCGATGCGGCGTGGGCGGACATCAAGGCAGAACTTGCGCGGCAGGAGGAAGCCGAGCGCATGGCCCGCCGCGAGGTGTATATGGTGGAAGTGGTGAAGCGTGCCTACATCCCCGTCTATGCCAAGGATGCCGACGAGGCACGCCGACTCTGCGAAAGCGAGTGGTTCGACCCCGAGGATGACGGCGACGACGAGTGGATGCTGGGCGACACCGTGCCAGAGGTGGAGGACTTGGACAATATGCCCGACTGCTACGAGCACATCATCACCCGCGACGGCATTGTGGATCGCGACGAAATCTACGAACTCGACCAGATTAGCGAGGAGTGGGCAAAGAAACATGAGGAGGACTGACACGATGGCGGACTACGATGTTTTAGATATGGCGGTGATGCTGCGCGACGCTCAAAGGAGTCTGCGCAAGCTGTTCCCAGACTACGAGGAAAAGGCCGAGCCATGCCGCCAGCTGCTGCGACGGATGATGGCCGACATACCCACCGACAAGGTGCTGGTGGCGCTGACTCATGCGCTGCAGGCTGTGGTGGATGCCAACGGCGGCGAGCATGGCGACACGCAGAAGGTTCAGGTGCATAGCCTGTGGCTGACGGCTGCGGCAAAGGACTTGCTCGACCAGGAACACACCGTGTCGGTGGCTGATAAGATTAAGGAACTGTTAAAGTAAAGAATAGGCGATTATGAAATGTAAACAATGCGGAGAAGAGAACGGCGATGCAAAGAGGACTTGCAGCCGTTGCGGCGCATTCCTGGAGGGCTACACGCTGAATAATGTGACGGGCGAATACGGCTATCGTGGTGCTGACGGTGGGTGGTATAAGTCCGAGGAGGAGTACCGCGCTCACTGTTCGGGTGCGATGCACAGCGATGCCATCGACACGGCAAAGATAGCGATGCGTCTGGCGATGGCCGAGCGCGTCAAGACGATAACGCAGACGGCAATGCGCGAGAAAATCAGTCCGATAGTCAGTCAGATGACCGCCCTGATAGCCGAAGCCTTCCAAGTGGGTTTCGATGCAGGACTGGAGTGCGGAAGATATACGGACTATAACGCTAAGGAGGACTGACCGATGAAAAAGAGTCTCGGAGAGATAATGAGTGACCCTCGGATATGGGAAATGTCGGAGGAAGCGAAGCAGCGCGGACGCCAGCGAATCATGGAGATTGCAAAGCGTGAGATGGAGTCGGGTATGCTGACCTACAAGGACGAAGAGCCTGTAATGGTTCATGTGCCGAGAGTGGAAATGATGCCGTCGCCACGTCGCGGAATCGTCGGATGGTTCAAGGACAGGATTTTCGGTGTGCAGATGAAACCGCAGGCCATGATGGTTCTCGACAGACATTCACAAGAGTTGCTGAAGGAGTATATGAAGAACCCGGAACCGCTCAACAATGCAGTGGCGGCGTGCGCTGTGTCGGCTGAGGACATCAAGGAGGCGACCGACCGAGTAATAACCCTCGCCCGTGGCCACCATATCCGCAATGCCGATGGTACCATCACCGACGTAAGCGACAATCCGAAGTATAAATGTAAAAAGTAAGCGTATGCACACTATCTTCAAGACAAAGCTCGACGTCTGCGACTATCAGACCATCGAACTGCCACAGGACTACAAGATTATCCACGTGGCCATGCAGCAGGACACGCCCTGCATCTGGTACGAGTGTACGCCCGACATGCCGCTGGTAAAGGTGGAAATCCTCTGCTTCGGCACGGGCTACACAATGCCCGACCCAGGTACTCCCGACGGAGCCATTGAGCACATCGGCTCGGTAGTCACCCGCGATGGGTTCTACGTCTGGCACTTCTACCGCAAGTATTAACGAACACGGATTTAACGGATTATACGAATTTATCAAGAACTATGTACACAATACAAGACGAATTAAGTGCTGATGTCAAAGACTATGCACGTTATAAAAAGATGATGGCCGAGGCGGGCGAGAGAATCGACCGCGAGGCACGGGAACTGCTCAGCGAACTTCGGAAGGTGAAGGGCTGGGAGTGCATGATTAAGGAATGTGAGGAACACTACGCCAAATATCCGGATAAGTTTTTCGACTGGTGCAGCGTGACCCATACAGACGATGCCGTGCAGTTCGTCAAAGGGTATTCCGACGATGGAGAGTATGAGGTGCTTGAAATCAGTTTCCGCAAGTCGCTGAAAGACCAAGTACGCGACCGAATGGACTATCTTGCAGAACAGCGCGAGAAGGAGGCAACCGAGGAGCGAGAAAGGGACTTGATACAACTGGAGCGTATCAGGAAAAAGTACGGATTGTAAATACGCTAAAATGAATTTAACGAATTATCAAGGAACTATGGATAAAGAGACAAACGAAAAACCGTCGGCTGCGGAGGCATACCCGACTAATAATCGGGCTGAAAAGGGGCTGAAAACGGCATCGGCTTTTACCAATCTGAGAATCGGCTTTTGCCAATCTCGAAACTGGCACGTGCCGACTGGAAAAGACAATATATAAAAAGGAATAAGAAATTATGATCACAAAGGTGGTAATCAACAACAACGGGGACACGCCCATCGAGTATCTGAGCAGACTCGGGGCGTTCAAAAACGGCAAGACGTATGAGTTCAAGCCCGGCGTGAACATCATCGTCGGCAAGAACGGCTGCGGCAAGACCACGCTGATGAACCTGATAAGGAAGTATCTGCTGGTGGACCTGTCGGAGTGCTCGGCGGGTATGTTCAACAGCAACATCAATGCCGTCTGCTTCGGACTTGGCGACGACAAGCACATGTATGCAGGTGCCGACGTGTATGCCGACTACAGGCGCAACACGTTCCGACTGTGCCATGCGGGGGAGAGGCAGCACAACGACGAGATATTCGAGAACGACCACTCCATCAGCGAGTTCCTCGGGCAGCGGGAGTCGTCAACGGGCGAGGGCGTCATCGTGGCACTGAACGCGCTCTTCGCCAGGATGTTCAGCAAGGGCGCACGGCTGACGTTCGACTACACGCGGTTCAAGGATAACTACAAGCCCTATACGGATTACGTTGCCGACCACATCGTCGAGGGCGACGAGTGGACCATCCTGATGGACGAGCCCGACAGGAACCTCGACATCGAGAACATCGGGCATATCAAGGCCGTGCTCGACTTCCACAAGCCGCACACGCAGATCATCGCCGTGGTGCATAACCCGCTGCTCATCTGCGCCCTCTCGAAGAACCCGGAGGTCAACTTCATCGAAATGACGCGGGGGTATGTGAGGAATATCAGGAAAATGGTAAAGGAGCTGGTGTGAGTGGCAATGATTGATAATGAAATCATCCGCAAGAGCGGATTTGAGTGGTAATATAAACAATAAGGTATGACAACAGAAACCATCAAATGCCCTTATTGCGGCCACGGAATGAAAGTGGATATTCCCGAACCGCAGGAGTACACCACCTATCAGATTGAAGGACACTGCAGCAACTGTGGCAATAAGGTGACTATCCCGATACTGCCGAAGTTTGATGCAAGACCGATAGAATATTAAAAAACGAATTATAACAAATGCCACAAATTATGAACAAGCCCCGCAAGACCTGCATCACCAATCCTGAACTTGTCAAAGTAGGCCAGCGTTGCGAAGTCCGCATGAGCACATCGTGGATGGAGATGAATAGCGAGGAGCCCTACATTTATCTACCTGCAAGGATTTTAGACGTAAGTTATGAGTCTGACTCTAAAATCCCGTGCGTCACGGTCAAAGTTTACCGATGCGCCCGGCGCGGGAACTACTGGCCCGTTGACCGACTTATGACACTCTCATCTGATATTGCAAAAGTCAACGAAGACGGAACCGTCGAGGATTACGAGACAATCATATTCAAGTAACAAATAACGAATAAAGAGAGGTTATGAGAACGATTAAATTCAGAGCAAAGCACATTATGACTGGTGAGTGGCTGTACGGCAGTCACTACGACGATTGCGGCGAGGAATACATCTTGCCCAACCTGCCTGGCAGTGCAGTCGATTACGAGGATTACCAAGTTGACCCAAACACAACTGGGCAGTTTGCCGACCTTCTCGACAAGGACGACAACGAAATCTACGAGGATGATGTCATCGAGTGTGGATCAAGGCGGTATGTCTGCGAGTTCATAGATGGCGGCTTTGAGTTCCGCGACCTGAGCGATGGCAGACTTATCCTGAAAGCCATTGTAATCCACTCGCACGTCATCGGAAACATCCACGACAATCCAGAATTAAAGTTAAACTGAAAAACAGATACGATTATGCCTACAGGATTGACAGGAGATATTTACGAGGGCAAGGATATGACCCTCAGAGGGTTTGCGCTGCGGTGCGTGACGCAGACGGGTTTCGGATGCACGTGGACTGAACGTGGAGAACGGGCGATGCCGCTCGACAAGGCGCCGGTGATGCAGGAGGACGGTTATCACCGCGAAGCTCTGCAACAGGCAGAGGAAGAATTGACTCGCTGGCAGCGGTTGAAGGAACAGCCAGAGGAAATGCAAAGGGAGTATGATGCCTATTGCACGAAGGTGGAACTGGAGAACATCGGGCGCGACAAACGCTACGACGAGAAGCACGACCGCTACCAGGCGATGATCGACAAGGTGACGGCGTGGCAGGTGACAGAGCCGTACCAGCCGCTGAAAGACCTGATGCTGCGCCAGCTGCGCGAGAGCATGGAATACGACTGCCGCGACAAGGAGCACCGCTACTACGACCACATCGCGCCGATGGACGAGTGGCTAAAGATTAACATCGAAAGTTGCCAGCGCAGCATCGACTACTACAAGGAGCACGTTGCCGAGGACGAGAAGTACGTCTGCGAGGCCAACGAGTATTTCAAGGGGCTGTATGCGCTGCTTGACGCAGCGGAGCCGATAAACAACGAAAACAAGTGAATGACTATGATCAAAAGTAATATGTTTTATGGCGACCCGACCATCAAGGAGTATCGGGACATGGAGATTGAGAAGATTATTGAAGAATATCTGCTGACAAAAGGCACTTGGTATAAATCTCCATTCAAAAACGAAAAGCCGAAGCAGATAAACAAAGAAGTGAGTGCAAAGAGCCTTGTATCTTCGGGGCTGTTTGTCTATGGACTGAAAGACAATCCGACGAACAGACGGGCTGTCGAATACTACTGCGAGCGTTGGGGACATATCCACCAGATTATCGGCGCGAATGGCGTGATACAAATCCCCGAAGATTTATGGAACCGATGCGACGAGTATAATCGAATACATACAAATGGCAACGACCGAAAACCAATGGAGGACTGACGTATGGCACGCAAACACCAAATGATGCTGAGCGACCTGTATGGCAGGATCGGTCAGATGCTGGCAGAGCACGGCGATGCACCGATAGGGCGCGTCGTGAGGCCGATGTTCCCGAACGAGCCGCATATAATCGCGGACTTCATTCAGCCCATCTACTGCGACTTCTCGCATGTCACCACCGAGATGGACGGAGTGAAAATCAAAACTTACGAACTAACAATAGAAGAATAAGGAATTATGAACATCGGACAAGCAATCGTCACAATCCGCAAGGCGCGGGGGATGACACAGAAGGATTATTTATTAAGGGAGGATTTTTAGTATGGCAGAAAAGAAACAGATAGAGTTCAAGGTTCTGAAGAAGAACCAGTACGGGCACAGATGGATATTGGAGCCCAAGGAGCGCATCAAGTTTCGCGAGAAGTGCAAGTACAACAAGCTGGGCACGCTCTGCGATAAAGGCTACGAGTGCCACGTTGACGGTGGCGTATTGCTGGGTTGCACCCCAGACGTGTCATGTCCGCGACTGAGGACGTGGGATAAGAAGCACGGACTGGAGAGACCTTTTACGATGGTCGATAACAAATACCCCGACTTGAAGCCAACTACATTCACGTGGAAGCCTGCTACGGAGAGCCCTGGTAAGCGGTGCGTGCTGATGGCGTTTACGAGAAAAGACCTGAAAGAAGGTCAGTACGTGTTTGAATCCGTGCGGTTCCTATCCTCTTACGTGCGGCCTGCCGAGTGCGAATTTCACGACAGCGAGGGGCGTAAGCAGTTGCCTGTGGCGTGGGCATACTACGACGAGGTTATCAAAGGTGTCGCTCCGTGGATGATCAGCAGGGCAGAGAATGCAGCGTGGGCTTGGTGGCCTGACAAGGAAGAAAACAAACAGGAGGACTGACGCGATGAAGATGAAAACGTGGAGAGTTAGGCTTACCTTTGAGCACCTTGGCCGATGGGTAAAAGACGTTTCAGTACGAGCCAAAACCAAACGCAAGGCAATGATAGCTGCCGAAAAGGCATTCCCAAATTCAAAAGCAGATGAAAAATTTACTAAGGAGGACTGAACAATGAATATGGAGCTTTACGACCGAGTGCCTGCGCTGATTAAGCAGGTGCGTGCGACCATGACGGCGGTGGCACAGGCGAGTATTGAGACTATGCCCGAGGAGTACACTAACGGGCGTGATGCGTGGTTCAAGCCGTTCGAGGAAATCTGCGACGACTTGAAGTTGATTGAACGAAAAGTTAGGGAACTTAGAGAACATGAATGATTATGAACAACAAACAAGAGAAAAGGGCCGCGATGGGGTTTGACGCGGCGAAGAGCAGTAAGACGGCTGACCTGATAGCCGGGTTGATAACAGGTACGGTGGCGAGGAACAAGCCGCAGTCGATAGCGGAGGGTCTGCTGATGATGACGCTGGCCATCGGACGCACGCTGCAGGTGCTGGGCACGGTAATGGGTTGCGACCCGAAATACCTGTGCAAGGAGTTCTGCACGGCACTGACCAAGTACTTCGATTTGGGCGGCGACGGACGCATCGACGACATTGCTGCCGCGATGAAGCAGAAGGGGAATTGACTCTTAATCTCCCTGGCACCGCGATTGAGGAAATGGCGTATCAGATAACCCCGTGTATTTGTAACGAAAAGTAGGGGGTGTGACGCACGGAAAGGCGGGTCTATCGGACATGGGTGTTTAAGAAGATGGCTGCAAGGCCGATTGGGAAGCGAATAATGAACGTAATAAACGACAAGGATTATGACAGTAAGATACAGGATTGTAAGGCACGAGCGGACGGAGCCTAAGACGGCATCGGTGAGGGCGCAGCACGGACAGGTGATGTCGTTTGACAAGCTGTGTCAGCGCACGTCGCAGACGGTCAGGCTGGCGACGCCCGACGTGGTGAAGATGATAGTGCAGGCGGTGCTCGACGAGGCGTACTACGTGGCGACGACCTTCGGATTCCGCGTAGACATCGGCGACAAGCGGCTGTCGCTCTACGTGCAGGCGAGCAAGTCGGTGGCGGCGGGGACTGACCCAGAGACGGGCGAGACGGTGTGGCCGACGCCCACGGAGATGTCGCCGAGCCGCGAGGATGCCTCGCTGCAGTGCGAGGTGCATAAGTCATGGAACAAGCGGCTGCGCAAGGAGGTGGCGTTTGAGCTGACGGACGATGACGGCCACGTGTTTAGGGGCAGGTGAACAAACAAACAAATTATAACAAATTATGAAGAAAATGAAGGAAATGTTCGAGGCAATGATGAACGACCCCGATTTGAAGAACAATCCAGCGTATAAGGATTGTGAGAAGTTCGGCGACGTGCTGGACGAGTTGACGAACAAGATTATGGTTCCCTGCATAGATTACGCCAACAGCCACGGCGACGATGACGCGGGATGGGCGCACACTATCATGATTTCGATGGCACGCGCCACCTGCAAGATGCTCTATGCCTTTCAGCATACCACCGCCAAAGAGGGCGTAGACATCTACGATTTCTACCACGACGAACTGCTGCCGTTGTGCAAGGAGGTCGCCTATCGTGAGAGCGAAGAAATGGTGAAATATGCAGAGCGGATGCAGCGTGAGGCCGAGGAAGACAAGAAGGTCGTCATGGACGACACGAAGAAAGACCTTATCCTCGCGATGGCCGACCCCGACGTGTCGGTCGAGGAAATCATCAGGAAGTTCTTCAAGAAGGACTTGGACGACGAGCGGCGTCAGATGGTGGCCGACCACATTGCGAAGATGCGCGTGGCGCATGCCGACCGCTTGAAGCGAATACACGAGCATACCGACGAGAACGGAAACTATAAGGCGTGAAGGCTATGGCAACCGAGAAGAAAGACTACTATTACGGCGAGGACGAGATACAGGAGCGGGTGAAGCAAAATCTGAAGGGGCACAAGCAGTACCAGAAGCTGTATGAGCAGTACCAGCGGCTTGACCCGCGACGCGACTTCGTGAAGTGCAACCTGGTGCAGACGCAGATGCGGAAGATTGAGCAGGACGAGGTTCACAGGTTAGTGGCGCTGGAAGACAAGCGGCGGCAGGACGTGAACAATATCGCCGAGATGCTGCGGGGGCTGAACCCCGACGACCACCGCCGCTACCAGGAGCTGATGGCTGGTCTGGCAATGGCCATCGACCTGCTCGACTACACGTTCACCGACATCAACGGCCTGCTCTACCGCAACGGCATCGGCGTGCAGATGTTCCAGTTTCCCGAGGTGGCGGCTGCGAGGAAGATGCTTAGCGACCTGGCCGACATGGAGCAGGAGAAGATGCCGGAGTACAAGCGCACGGAGTACGTGGCCGAGAGTGACCGGCTATGGGAGCACTTGAAGAAGCGTACTGCCGTGTACGTCGGCAAGATTAACCGCATTGAGGCGAAGCATCCTTGGCTGGTGGAGAAATGACGACTACGAATTTTACGAATTAAACGAATTATTTTGGGGGACAAAAATCCACACAAATCAACAAAAATAAAAATATAGAGATATGGCAAACGAAGAGAAAAGAGAGCAGGTGATTCAGAATATCACCGAGATGCTGCAACACAACCCGTTCACCTTTGAATTTAAGGTGAGCAAGAATCCGAAAGGTATCAAGGTCATCTACGAGGTGACGCAGGAAGAAATGGACCGCATGATGGACGATGCGGCGAAAAGGCATAAGGAGGGTTGACAATATGGAACACGTAAATCACCCCACTCATTACCAGGGGGAGAATGGTATTGAAACGATTGAGATTATTCGCCACTACACCTGTGACATCGCTAATGCGCTGAAGTACTTGATGCGGGCTGGCAAGAAGCCCGAGATGGGTATGGACGACGCCGAGAAGGAGATTGAGGACTTGGAGAAGGCGTTGTGGTATGTTGAGGACTATGTTAAGAACTTTGGCAACACGGCTTGGGAAGTTGACCATATCAAGCGCATGGTGAAAAAGACAACAGGCCATTCCGTTGCTGAAATAACGAAAGGCTATGAAAAAAGTGTGTCGGAAGCGATGAAGCACCTGCTATGTGTTGGTCTGCTAATCAGCGGTGCCATGACGAGGGCGAGAAATTGGAAGATGCGCCTCGATTCCGCCACAAGGTTTATCCAGCAACGCATTCTCGACATCGAACAGTCGCTGCTCGACAAGGAGCTGCAAGAGACGGTGGCGGTGCTGAACGGGCAGGCCATCGACGGCGAGGACTACGTGTCGAAGCCGGGGTGTGTGCGCGAGACGGAGCCGGAGAAGTACGACCCGCTGAACATGATTGTGGCGTTTGGGCGGGTGTATAGCCTGACGGACGAGGTGCGCAAGAAGTCTACGGGCGGCATGTATTCGCCCTGTCATATTTGCGCCTTGACCGAGTTCTGCGTCAGTCAGGACGGCACGGAGTCGCTGAAGAACCTTTGCAACATCCATCAGGCCCAGACGAACGAGTACTATCGCGAGGTGGGCGTGGCTAAGTACTCGCCCCGCTTCGGCACCGTCGAGGTGGTGGACGAAATGAAGGAGGCAAAGTTGGCGGAGAAGTGACGACTAATTGGCACGCAAAGGCGCAAAGACACGAAGGAATTTGATGCGAAGGGTTTAGGACAAAAATCTACAAAAATCCACAAAAAATAAAAGCAAAATATAATAAAAAGATGCCGAAACCGAAGGGAGTATCAAGACTGCATTTGTGCGACAGGCCGCGACGACACGTGGCGGTGACGGTGGACTGGCAGGGCGTGGACGACGGCGACATCACCGTGCTGACGGCTGGGGCCGACATGGAGTGGCTGGTGGAGATATTCACCAGTCTGTGCGGCTCGGCGGCTGGCGTGGCACGCGGATTCCGCATTGAGAGTCAGCAGCCGCCGAAGTGGCGCAACGGCTACGTGAACGAGCGGTTGGCGGTGGTGTTGGAGGGTTGCCGCCGCGACGTGCTGCTGCCCGAGAGCCTAATGCTGATAGTGAAGGGACGCTTAGAACGGTACGTCAACGGCGGCGACGTGGACTGCTACTGGATAGGTGACTTCCTGAACCTGTCGCACCGCGACCCCAGCCGCACCATCACGCCGCGACCGATTGACACCACCATTGCCAAGCCCACCAAGCGCAAGCGGAAGAAGGTGCGGACGCAGGAGCAGGACGACATGTCGCAGTTCGAGGCATACAGCATGGGCGAGTCCATATCGTCAGCCGTCAACGCGCTGGCGGGCTTTGTCGCCATGATAGCCGGACAACCACAAACAGAACCAATAACAACAGAAGAAGATATGGCAAACATCTATTTACGAGTACCCTGGTACGTGGCCGCCTACTACCGTGGCCGCGAGGAGAAGAACCAACTGACGGAGTGGGATCCTGTGGAGTTTGCGGAGTACACCCACGAGTATGCCGTCATGGAGAACAACCTGCGCTATCTGCCCGAGCAGGTGCAGTCGCGCAACTGCTATAGCCAGCGGGCGTGGAACAACATACTGCACGGTAGGAATCCAGACGGCAGCAAGATGATACTGCAGCGCAACCCGAAGGAGTGGCCGTCCATCCAGGAGGTGTGTACGCTCATCGGCGCGGCCTGCCACGGCAAGATGTCGGGCAGCGAGTACCTCTGCATACGGATGCCGCGTGAGGTCTATTACAACAAACACGTCTACCGCACCACGGCGGGCTACTGCCTGTCTTACGACGTGGGCGTGTACCTGTCGGCCATGCTCACCCGCAAGTTCTGCTACGAGTACTTGGAGTGGACGGACTACCGCAAGGAGTTCTGTCGGCGGCAGGGCGTGAAGGCGAAGTCCATCGACACGGTGGAGATGTTCTTCACGCAATTTAATTTCCCGACGGCCATCCTGCCGACCGAGCGCGAGTCGCTGCGCCGCTACCACTCCCGCTGGCTCTCGAACGCCAAGAAGCGCCCGGCCTACCACTACAACTTCGAGGACAAAGGATTCCTGGAGCACATCAGCGAAGATGACCGCAGAAGGGCGAGGGACAGGGAGAAGCGGTACAAGTACTGACCACTACTAATTTCACGAATTAAACGAATTATGAGGAAGACAGCATTTCTTGGCAACGGACTTTCGCGGACGGCAATGATATTCAAGATTGCGACGATGGCGAACCATAGACTGACGGTGACGGAAATGAACCGCATCAAGGACGTGAACCCACGGAGCCTTGAACGGGTGTACGACGATGTGGTGCGCGTCGGCGATGCCACAAACGCACTATTTGCACTGAGGTTGGTGTTGGGCTCGGACAAAAATCTACACAAATTGAACACAAATCATTGTGAGTTATGGAATACGAGAAATTGACAAGCATCGACAGCGCAAGCGTACCCAAGACGGAAACGGAAAGGCTGTTGGAGGACAACGACCTCTATGCGGAACTGCAGGAGCCGTTCGACCACTACTACCTGATGATTATCCGCACGGCTGACGGCAAGCAGGTATGGTCACGAAACCGAACCGACGCGCAGAAGCTCCACGACGATATGATGCAGTTTCTTAGGACTTATAAAAAGGATTAGGCGATGTAATTCGTAGTCGAAAGAATAATGATTTGTGTCATATTTTTGACGATTTTTGTCCCTTACAACTGTCCGTTGTCATCTGGCCCGGCATCGGGCGAGACGGTCTCGATGTCGGAGTAGTTGACGGCTGAGGGCTTGTCGTCCTCGGGCAGGGGCTTCTTGATGGGGTTGCCGTCGCGGTCGTAGTTCTGGGTGAACTTGGCCACGAAGGCGGCACCGGCGGGGATGCCGATGAGGTACGGGTAGATGTCCTGCCACCACTCGTGGGTGGAACCGCCGCCCGACATGATGGCGGTGTTGACGGCAAGGGCCGTGCCGCCGACGAGTGCCGACAGCCAGCACACCTTCTTGAAGAACCTGGGCATGGCGTTGGACCAGCGGCGGCGCAGGACATCGAGGCCGAAGCGGTCTATCCAGCGGCGGTGGCCGTGCTCGGGGTGGCGGTCGTCGTGACCGTGGGCTGAGTGATGGTCGGTGTGGGTCATATTGGTTGGCGGTTGATTTTGATACCTACGTCGGAGATGGCGAGCAGGTTGTTGAGTCCCTTCAGGTCGGAAGCCAGCGAACTGAGGTTGGAGGCCATCTGTCCCATCTCCTTCACGATTTCCACTTTCATATCCTTCATGTCGCCCTTCACGTCGTTGAGCGTGTCGTGTATCTCGTCCTGTTTCTTCGAGTGCGAGTCGAGCCGCTTCTGCATGTTGTCGATGGTCTTCAGCAGGTCTTCGATAGTCCGTTCGAGCACCGCCACGCGGGTTTTCAGGGCGTTGACGTAGCGGGCGTAGGCGATGATGACGCCCACGAGTGCCGTGAGAAGGATTGGCTGAATGTCAGTGATGAATGCGTTCATTTGTCTTGTCTTCGTTTAATTTTGATACAAAGATAGGGTCGGTGTTGCGGGAAATGGGACAACGAGGCAGAAAGGGGCCGCCCGCAGGGGCTCGGAGGGCGAGGTGCGGGCGGCTATCGCGAGTATGACAAAAAAGAAAGTCAGCGTTTCTTGGGGGGCTTCTTTTTGCCTGGTGATGTGCCCGATGCGGACGCATCGGGAGTCGTGGCGGCAGCGGATTCGGCGGCATGGAGTTTGGCGTTCTCCTCCTCGATGTAGGTGATGAGGGGGTAGTAGTTCTTGGCTTCCTCTTCGCCGATGAGTTCGACGAGGCGAGGAAATTTCACTTCTTTTGCAGACTTCAGCCTGACATCCGTAGCAATCTTATCCTTGCGTTTGAGATAGCGGAGAATGTCGGAGATTTCCTGCTTCTTCTCTTCCTCGGCCTTCAGCTTGGCCGCGTACTCGGGGTTGTCCGTCTCGATGGCGAGCTTGACGCGGGCGTCGATGGCGGGGTCGTCCTTGCGCACCTTTTCGTAGTATGGACGGGTGATGTGGAGCACCTTCTCGATGTCAACGCCCTTGAAACGACGCTTGAAGTTTTCGAGGTAGATGGTGTCGAGATACAGGCGCTTATGCAGCACGGCCAGTTCCTCGTCTACGGCAGCGTAGATGGCGAGGTAGGCTTCGGTGGCCTCCTTGGCCTGTCGGGCGTAGGGTTCGATGTCCTTGGCGGGCTGTCCGAGGTCGGCCATCGTCTTGGCGCGTTCGCTGGCACTCTCGGCGGTGACGCGGAGGGCCTGCACCGTCGGTATGCGCTGACGCAGGCCGTCGCTGCATAGCCAGGCGAGGTCGGCGAGGCGCAGGCGGTCGTTGGCTATGCGGTCGTTGTATATCTCGCTCATGGTGGGGCAGGCCAGCGGAGCGCTCGGGGACAGTCCCTGCTGTGACGTCCCAGCGTCAGCGGATGTCACCGAGGGACTGTCCCCTGTGTGTGAGGCGGCGGTGGTGCCGCTCTGGGGAGCGGGCGACACAGATGGGGACAGTCTTTCTGTGCTGTCGGCTTTGCCTTTCGCAGCAGCAGGGACAGTCCCCCCTGTGTTGCTGCCGAAGAGCGACGGGTTCTGGCGGTCGTAGGCGGCACGTCGGGCGGCTCGCTCGGCGGCCAGCTCGGCGTTGTTCTTCTCACGCGGGGCATCGCCGCTGACCACCACCTCCAGTCCCATCATGCGGGCTATCAGGCGTCGCTTGCGGGCTTCGGCGTCATCGGGGGTCTGTCCGAGAGCGGCCAGACTTTCGCCGCGCAGTCGGGCGGCCACCTCTTCCTTGGTGGGGCGGCCACGTCGGCGCATGGGTGTCGAGGGCGACACGTAGGCCACTACCCTACCCTGCTGGTCGGTCATGGTCAGTCCGTCGGCCAGCCGCTCCTTCACCTTGTCGATGTAGACGGGCAGTCGGCCAGTCCGCGCCATGTAGTCGCCGTATCGCTGTGCCTTGTCGCAGAAGTCGGCGGCGAAGGGCCATGCGGCGAGTGCCTGCACGATGCGGCGCACCGTCTGCGCGTCGTCGGCCTGCCACTGCGGCTGTCGCTGCCGGGCCATCGTCACTATGCGGTCTCCGCCGCCGCTCATCAGCGCCTCGAAGTCCGTCACCCACGCCAGCTGCTCTTCGGGCGACATATCAGGGTAAAATCGTCTTTGTTCCATATAGTCTTTGGTTTCATAAGTCTTTAGAGAAAAAAGGCCGCAGTTCCCGTGTACGGTGCTGCCTGGCTTACCCCCGGTTGGGCTTGCGGCCTGCACTACTATGCTCAAAAGGACTTATCCTTCGAGGTTGCCATTACCGCCTTCGCCTCCGTTGTCGTCGGAGCCGGCCTCGGGGTCGGCGGGCGTCTGGGCGGCGCTGTAGTCTACGCGCTGGGCGTTCTTGTTGATGGAGAACTGCTTGGAGAGCTTCGAGCCGACGCGTGCTGCGAGGCTCCACTTCACCATGTCAGCGGTGAGCATGTCGGCGGTGGCCACGGTCTTGCCGGGGTAGGCGTCCTGGTGGGCCTGCACGTAGGCGTCGCTGATGCTGCCCGTGGCGGTTGGGTAGATGCTGACGAGCACGCCGTCGGCTGCTTCGAGCTGTACGCGGTTGTTCTCGGCCACCTCTTCGAGGATGATGTTGGCGGCCTCTTCGAGGATGCTCTTGATCTCGGCGGCGCGGCTGATGCCACGGGCCTCGATCTTGCGGGCCAGCTCCTTGTTGGTGATTACGTTGTCCACGACAGCCTGCGCGAAGAAGCTGTGCGACATTCCGACTTGATTGGCGTTCGGTGTGAACTCGACAATCTGGTACTTGTTGTTTGCCATTTCGTTCCGAATTGTTTGGTCGTTAATAATCCTGTTCCGAGACCGTCCGAAAAGTGGGGGTGGACTTTTGCTGAAGCTAAAGTGGACTTTTACTGGTAACAAAAGTGGACTTTTACCAAAATCGCCCTTTTTCCGTGCCCGCCGCATCGTCGGTCTTCTGATGACAAAATTAGCACCTTATTAAATACATAATGGGACAACGGAAGGGCGCGTTGTCCCAAAGTCGTAGGGAAAAAGGCGTATATTTGTGGCGCATAACCATGTGAACTACCCCGCAGTTAAAGACTGCGAGGCTTCGGGTCCCGATGGACCTTCGCTTTTCCTGCTTCGGCGCAACGCTGCTTCTTAGGCTGCACAGGGCAGCGGTCGTCCACAGGAGGTTGCTTCGCAGGCTTGACTTTCCCTCGCACCGAGGGTAGGGCCTCATTCAAACCGAGGCCGAAGTTTTTGATATTAACAGCGGCATTGAAGTCGCGGTCGTGGTGAGTACCGCACGACGGACAAGTCCACTCACGCTCCGACAGCCGCAAACCAGAGTAACGATGACCACAGACATGACACAACTGAGACGAAGGGTCGAAACGGCCTATCTTGACAAGGCGCACGCCCTGCCACTCGCACTTGTACTCCAGCATCCGCATGAAGTCGCCGATGCCGGCGTCGCTGACGCTGCGTGCAAGATGGCGGTTGCGCTGCATACCCTTCACGTTCAGGTTCTCCACACAGATAGTTCGCACTTGGCTTTCGTGCGTCAGCTGGTGGGAAATCTTGTGGAGGTAGTCGGTGCGACGGTTGGTCACTCGTTCATGCAATCGGGCTATCCGCTGCTTCACGCGACGGTAGGCACAGCTGCCCTTTGTCTTCTTAGACAGGCGGCGTTGCAGCAGCTTCAGTTTGCGTTCCTCCTTGCGGGCAAAGTGCGGACTCTCAAACTCCCTGCCGTCGGAAAGCACGGCAAAGGTCTTCAGTCCTGCGTCGATGCCGATGGTGGTATGCTCGTCGCTTGTGGTCGGCTTCTTGGGCGTAGGCACGTCATCGTTGACCAGCACGCTTGCATAGTATTTGCCGGTGGTTGTCTTGCTGATGGTGACGGTCTTTACCTCGCCACGGAAACGTCGGTGGAACACGGCGGGTATGTCCTTCGCCTTGGGGATGCTGATAGTGCCACGGTCGAAATTGACGCTGCAATGCTGCGGACACTGGAAGCTCTGACGGTCGTGCTTGCTCTTGAAGCGCGGATATTTGGCCGTACCGCGAAAGAAGTTCGTGAAAGCCTGCCCGAGGTTGACGATGCTGTTTTGCAGGCTTTGGGAATTGACTTCTCCGAGCCATTCCTTTTCCGCCTTCAGTTCGCGTTTCATGCGCTTCATCAAGTCGAAGTTGCTGATAGTCTCTCCCGTTTCCTGATACAAGGTCTGTCTTGCATCGAGCGCCCAGTTCCATACCACACGGACACAGCCGAAGGTCTTGGCCAGCAATACCTTCTGTTCATCTGTCGGGTAGATTCTGTATTTGTACGCTCTCTGCATAGTCCTAATATATACGGGAAAGGCGGCTGCCGTCCCAGATTCGTCACAATCCCACAGCGCAGACGGCTATGTAAGGGAGGCAACCGCCTTATGCTGTTGGCCTATGGCTTTTGGCAAAAAGACAGCCCCAAACGTTTCTATGCGTCGGGGCTTTGCGGCTCCCGTCTGCTTACTCTTAGGAATTGTGACGGTGCAAAGGTACGAAGAAATCTTGAACCTTCCAAATATTTTCGCAATTATTTTTATAATCACTCTGCGCAATTCATTCACGCGGCTGAAGACCGCATGGATTTCTGGCGCATTTATTTAAACTGTTAGGATTATGGCATATTTAGAGCCTTGTTGCATAGAGCAACAGTTGCCCCGTGCGGTGAAAGCCGGCAAGGGCAGTGCGCTGTTCCAGACGAACGGCGACGTGACGATTGAGAAGCTGATGCAGGCCGCGTGCTGTATGGCAAGCGGCGGCTTCGGCGAGTATTGGATTTGCATCCGCGAGGTGGACGTGGTGCTGATGCGCTTCCTGCGGCGGTGGATGCAGCGGGGGTGGATTCGCGAGCTGCGACTGCTGACGGTAGGCGACCAGCGCGACCTGGTGGCGTCGGAACTGGGCGACGAGCTGATGGCGCACGTGGAGTACGGCTGGCGCGAGGACCTGGGCACGGAGGCGTTCTGCGTGGTCGGCGACCGCGAGTCGATGGTGGTGCAGGGCGAGATGCTGCTGGCCGCACGGACGGAGGCACGGATGACTGCCTACTCGGCTGCCGTAGGGCCGAATGCGCGGACGCTCGGCTCGGAGGGTGCGGTCGGCTCGATGGTCGAGAACCTGCGTGCGGTGCTGCGGTTGCAGAAACGGAAGGTGCGCAGGAAGAAGGAGGAAACGGAGGCCAAAGCGGACGCGGAAGCAGCAGAAGCGGAGGTGCCGACGGAATAAGAAAAACCCCGCGCCAACTCGTGACGCGGGGAACTACTGACTTAAAATCAACCTATGAAACCATTCGATGTGTGATTCTTAGTGAGAGAGGGATTACACGTTGCTTGCGAGCAGGGTGTCCCAAGAAACCTCTGCGTTGTCCTGCTTTGGACGCTCGACGTACAACAGAGGATATTTTACAGGCTTCAGATGGAAGACGCAGGTTGCCTGGCGATCGCTGTCGGCAGTGTCACCCGTGTCACCCTCGATGCCACCTGCATCAGCCTCGCAACGGCGCTGCGGGTCGTACATGATGAGCGAGTCCTCACCATCGTCAACTATGAAAAATAAATCAAGGTTGTTTAACGCTCTGCCAGCCTTACTGAACGTCTTATTGAGAGACTCAATGACGATAGTAATGTCGAGGTCGTAGCCCTTGCGGGGGCCAAGGCTGGAGAAATGAATCTTCTGAGCCTCATTCTTACCCTGGACTTTGAACAGTCCCTTGCCGCTGACAAATTTGGGCGTCGAATAGACTTCCTCATTGGCAGTCATGGGATTTGCAGGGTCAAGGTCGGACTTCACACCGACATATACGTCGGAACTGATACCGGCCAGATTCTCCAAGCACTCGTCGGCTTTGAGAATGTTTACCATTGTCGGACAATTTTGTGCCATATCAATAAATGTTTTTGTGTTGGTTACTACTAATGTTGTATTAAAGGGGAGGGCCGTCGCTAACGGGCGATATTGCGTCAGCCGCCCTTACCCCCTTTGGTTTGCGAGACTACTCTACCTCACGGAAGATGGCGGTGATTGACATCGGGTCGCCGGTAGCCACGACAGTGGTGGTAGCGGTGGTTGCACCGTTCGACCACTTCACAAACTGAGTGGCCTTGATGCCAGTAGCGGCCTGACGAGCGGTGGCGGTGAGGGTCAGCGTGGTGCCCTTGGCAACCTCTGAGCCGTTCTCAACGTCGGTCTGACCGTTCTTGATGGCTACAGTACCCATAGCTCGTCCGTCCTTGTCGCTGTTGGCAGCCACGTAAACGGCATCCTTTGTGTAGTCTCCAGAGTTGAACTCCATCTCGGCGGTGCCGCCGTTGGTGACAAATGCACGAGCGGAGGGGTCCTCAATCATAAATCCAAAAATTCCCTGAATCTGCATCACGTACTCCTTGGTATCGTGCGAGGGCTCTTTTTCCACATCGACGAAAGAATCGTCGCTCTCGTTGTTCACACCGAGGATAAGGTTGCCAGGGATGGTGGCGAACACGCGGTTGCCCTTAATCTCGTCCATCGGGATGAACGTCAGTTTTGACAGACCGTCAGACTTAATCTGATAGTTGCCGTTGTCGAGCTCGGTGACGCTCTTGTGGCTGCGGTGCTTCTGCTCATAGGCATCGGCGATAGCCTGGGCGATGTCGGTGGGCAGGTAGACGTTGACCTTCTGCTTCTTCAGCTTCTTGTCCCATGCGTTGTGCCACTTCACGAACTCGTCGTAGGCAGCGCAGTCGCCTTCGCTCTGCGGGCCGTCGAACACGCCAGAGGGAACGAGGTTTCCAGCGGCCTCACTGACCACACCGTCATTGATGTCGATGTTCTGAACGGTGATGAGACCGTCGAACAGGTTCATCTCGTTGTCGTTGCTGGCAGCGTCACCACCGATGACGTTGTTCCAGATGTCCTCCGAGAACAGCTGGGCCTCCTTGTTCATGAACTCCTCGGTACGCTCGAAGTGGGGAGCGGCGTTGCCGTTGATGGCGATGTTGCCGGGCTTCTCCTTGAAGACATCCTCGTTGACGCGAACACGGTGAACACAGATATTAGCAGTCAATTTACGAGAGAACATGTAACCGAGCTTCGACTCCTGGACGTTGCCGACCTCCTTCTTACGTGTCTGACCACCCTTGCCTGCGAAGACGGTCTTGGTGAGTTGATACTGCACACCCGTCTCAACCTTGATGCCGAGGCGGTCGATCTCTTCCTTCATGTAGAAGGCAGGACCCATGACGATGTTCGGAGAGAGCTTGTTAGCCACGCTCTGTACATTCTCCAAACCGATAAATTTAGCTTCGTTTGCCATAGTTGTAAAAAATGTGTTGGTGAATAAATTTTGTTATCTGAAAGTTTTTGTGTTGGTTACTTACCGTGCTCAGCGTTCCACTGCTTCTCCAACTCGCGGTTCTTCTCGTAGGAGAGGTTGGGGTCGTAGACGTAGCAGTTGGGGGTGTAGCTGGGAGCGTCAGCACCGCCACCGTTGTTCTGGGGCGCTGCACCAGCCTGCGGGGCTTCGCCGGGGTTGTTCTGCAGCTCGGCGAGCTGGGCGTTCAGGTCGCTGATTTGCTGGTCGCGCTCGGCAAGGGTCTGCTCGGCAGTGGCCAGCGATGCGCGGGCACCGTCCACGTCGGCCTGCAACTGCTCAATCTGAGCCTGCTTGCCCTCGACGTCGTTCTTGGCGGTCTCGGCTTCAGCCTGCAACGTGGCAATGGTCTCGTCCTTGGCGTTGACCTCGCCCTGCAGGTCGGCCTTCTGCTGCTCCAAGGCGGCGATGGCGTTGTCCTTCTCTTCCAGTGCGGTAGCGTGAGCGGCGTTCAGGTCGTCAATGGCCTGCTGGTGCTCAGCGTTCAGTTTCTCGATGGCCGAAGCATGTTCGGCGTTCATGTCGGCAATCTGCTGATTGTGATTCTCTGCAATCTCGCTCAGCGTGCCAATCTTGGCGTTCAGGCTGGCCAGCAGCTCATCATTGATGAATGCGCCGCCTTCCTGCATCTGCATCTCCTCCACCTGAAGGGCTGCAAAAAGTGCTGGGAATTTTTCTTTCATGTTGATACTATTGTTTGTTGGTGATAAAATATTCTCCTTGGCTGCGCCGGCCTGCATGCGTCCAGACGTTTTGGGGCCGTTGAACTTTGCTTTGAGTTCCACGATGCGGTTGAAGGTCTCCTGCATCGTGGCCTGGCCAACAACAAAGATGCCCTCCACGTCCTTTGCGTCGAACATCTTCCCGTGCAGGTGCTCGTCCTTCACATTGGGTCTGCGGCTCTTGATGAAGTTGCGGAATGTCTCGCCGTCCTTAATCAGTTCCTCCTTGATGAGCGTGTCGTCATCGTTCTCGGCGAGGTCACGGACGAAGCGGTTCTTGTCATACGATGCAGGGTCGTACACGATGTGCCACTTACCGCCCGTCTCGGGGTCAATGTCACCGTCCTTATTCAGAATATTGGCCCAATAGATGCCTACACTGCCAATCTGGTCACTGGGACTATTGTAGTACACCTCGTCGCACATGGCCGATACCCAGATGTGGGCCGAAGCACAGTAGCCATCGATGCGCCCTACAATGGGCTGACCCTTTGAGCGGGCATAGTCGGTAGCCTGCAGGAAGTCGGAGATGGTATTCGATACACCGCCAGGGCCGTTGATTAAGAGCAGGTGTCCAAGACAACCTTCCATATCGGCAGCCTCCATCATCAGGTCGCGCAACTGCCGCGAACCGTATGTGCAGGCACCGCCCTCGCGGGTCAGCGGTCCTTCAAGATGAAGAACATTGATGAAAGGTTCGTTAATGTTCTTTGCGCTGCCACCGCGTTCATCGTCATCGTCGGCGTATGCAGCAAAAGTGCCGTCAGTCATACCATAGAAGCGGGCACCGTAGACCTTTTCGCTGTCTTTTTGCAGATGACCAGCCGCCATAGCGTTGAGCAGTCGCATGGCCTTCAGTCCAAAGGTCGGCTCAATCAGCCACTTGTTAGCTGTCATCATTTCTAAAAGTCCGTTCATAAAACTTTGCGTGATTTTAATTATGTTACTGCCGCAAAGGTACTGCTGCGTATTTTTCTTTGGGACTACTTTTTCGCCTGCAAACGGCCATTTTAGGGCAAAAGTGTCTAAAAACAAACAAGGCCGACACTCACGCGCCAGCCTTGCCATCATGTTTCACTTTGTTATTTTTTGACTTAAAAATTGTAGTGCGCCCATCCCTCACGGACAATCCGCACCCGATAAAAAAATGATTCAGTTACAAAAATGCGTTTTCAAAAGAATTGTATCGTCTGTTTAGTCTATCAGTTTTATCATGTTCGACATCGACTGCAGACTGACCTTTACCGTCTGCTTCGAGTCACTGCCAAACTGATCCTCCACGCTCACCGTCGGACTGTTCGGCAGGCTGTACAACAAGAACCGCGTACCCGCCAGCGTCCTTAGTACGACGTGGAAATCCACGCCCAGCAGCCTGTCGCCCGCCTTTCTCACCTTTATATAGTCACCTCGCGTAGGAATCGTCAGTTCGTGCTGCCTTATGTAGCCTGCAATACTGGTCTTCGGTCTCGAGTCCAACTTTGGTGACGAATCCAGCACTCCCGCATAGTCATCCACGTCGTTCACGTCAATCACCATTGCCGCCTGTCCGATGCGGTCAGTCTTCGTGCCGCCGTTTGTCAGCATCCCCTCCATCTCCGTCTGCGGGTCAGCATTCGCCGGCACGGTCAGATTACAATTTGCCGCAGCTACCAGCTCAACGTGGCAAACTTCATTTAGAAATAGTTCGTCGCAGTTCATAACTTTTCTCCTTTATATATTATATAATGTATGGCTTCCGATACCAATTCTTTTGCTTTCGCCCTGCAAAGATACACACAAAAATGCGTATTTTTTGCGTCTTTTCCTTTCACTTTTTAGGGGCGCAAATACTGAAACATTAGTTTAACTTCTTTTATTGTTCGTTTTAACCTTTGTTTGGTAGGCTTTTTACAACTATGCAATATTACTGATTTGGGCTCTTGTGATGTGTTCTTATGGAAACGATGCCAAAATTGGCCCCGTTTCATTTTTTGTCCCAATTTTCGTAGGCTTGTGGCTAAATTTGCACAAAACCAAAATATGATTATGAGTCAACCCTCACCGAATTACATTGACAAGATTACAAGATGGGCACAGGGCGGCGTGGAACTGAGCCGCATCAACCTGCGTCCTGAGCAGCGGTTCAGGGCGCTGCTGGTGATGAACGCCTACCGGCTGATGATAGAGAACCCGACGGCACAGCCGCGCAAGGTGGTGCAGAACCTTGCGGCACGTGACTATGCGCTCATCATGGCGAACGCGGAGATGGGCATCGAGGCGGACAAGGTGCTGGTGGAAGCGCTGGGCATCAAGCGCGACCCTCAGACGGGGGCGGTATCGGCACGGCGCGACACGGAGATAGCCAACGACATCTATTGCGTGAACGCGCTGGTGGGGCGGTTGAACGTCAGTCAGAACCACTTGGACAAGCTGCTGTACCAGGCTAACACGCGGTGGCTGTCGAAGTTCGGTCAGCAGACGGGCAACGTATCGGCCATCCGTGAGGCGCAGCGCAACTTAGAAAAGATGAACAACGACTGGAAGGAGGACGCGAACCCTGCCGACGCAATGAAGCCGGGAGCAGAGCGGAACATCACGGGCGACATTTCTATCATCAAGCCCGACCGCGAGAACTACACGGACGACGAGCTCCGGCAGTTTGCGAAGAAGATTGGTGCGAAGTTCGAGGACGTGCAGGAGTTCGTGGAGGGTCAGGACGGTGTGATGGTGCCTGTGGATAGCGAGAACGAGGACGCGGACGGCGGCGAGGATACGGATGGCGGCTATGGTATAGCCGCAAACGGAACAGGCGAGCAGACTGACGAGCCGGACACGTATAACCCTTTTAATCAATAAAACAACAGGAACAATGAAACATGCAAACACCCTTTTGCAGCAGGCGGCAGACCTGTTGCACAGTTGCGACGAGATAACGGCGGTGGAGATGCACCGCAAGCAGACGGAGCGTGCCAAGGCGGTGCGCATACTGCACCAGTTGCAGCGCTACCGTCGCGGCAACATCGGCTTCGACGACATGGGCTACACCACCAAGCAGATAGGCACGGCCATCGACACCGCCATCCGCGAACTGCGCAGCCACTTCCGCGACATCAATGCTAAACCTACCGAAACAGGTGGGTTTTAGGGAACACGGATTGATATGAGCAACAATAAAGACTGGAACGGCAACGGCAACAGCATCTTCAAGACGTTGGGGGCATCGAACCACACGGAGAAGGAGCGCGAGACGGACGACTTCTACGCTACCGACCCCGTGGCCATCGACCTGCTGTGCGACTACCCTTATGTGGAGTTGCCGCAGGGTGTGTGGGAACCGTCGTGCGGCAGCGGCTGTCTGAGCGAGCGGTTACGGCAGCGCGGCTACCACGTGGTAAGCACCGACCTCATAGACCGTGGCTACGGACTGGGGGGGGTAAACTTCTTCGAGCAGCAGCAGATGCCCGAGGGCTGCAAGGCCATCGTCACCAATCCGCCCTACAAGTACGCCACGGAGTACGTGCTGCACGCCCTGCGACTGTTGCCAACGGACGGACTGCTGTGCCTGTTCCTGAAGACCACGTTTGCCGAGGGCAAGGAGCGTTATCAGCGCATCTTCGGTGTCACGCCGCCTGCGCTGGTGCTGCAAT